AAAGGTAGCACTTTAGTATTTTTATGCTAATAAAGCATGATATTCTTTGAAATGTTTTAATCTGTCTGGTAATCCGATTGTACCACCATTTACACATTTAGTTACTGCTGTTACAGCCGCATCCGATGCATCGGTGCATTTAGGTAAACATCGTGTGAAAAACCAAGCTGCTGATGCTAATGGGTATTTAGTTGCTACTAAATCTGGATTAGCAATACAATCTTCTCCGATTGATTTTGAAAAAGCTTCGTAGTTTTGTTTGCCGGTTAATTGTATATATCCTCTACCATGAAACTTCCATCCATCACCCGTTGCTTCTACACCATTACCCATTCTACCACCATAAATTCTATTAGCGATTTTTTGTGGTTGTCTTTCATATTGCTTGGCTAATGCTTCATTTGGAAAATACTTTTTAAATAATCCTAACAATCCCTTTGCACCATAGTTAAGATTTTCTTGTGTTAATTTAAAACCACCACTTTCGTGTCCACATTGTGATAAGAAATGTGCTAATTTTAATGCAGTGTCAATTTTGAATTTGGTCATAACTTCAGGTATCTGAGCTATAACACTGTCAGGAATGTGTCCTTTGAGTTTTTGTAAGTCCATATTTTATTGGTTTTGTATTTATTAAAAGTCTTTATTAATTCCAAATGAAAAACTATTCGTTGTAAGTCCAAATGCACTTTGAGCTCCGTAAGTTATCACTATTGATTTATTCTTTGGTAATTTAATACTATAATTAAAATCATATTCCAATGTAATATCATTATAGTTGTAAAAATATCCGGCACACAATGTAATTGAAAAGTTTGAATTTGGTATTGGCAATCCAACTACAAAGTCCGTATATATATTATCTACATTTAAAGAATATATTCCCGTTCTAAGTCCGATTGATACATCTTTATTCAAATACTTTCCAACTTCAACACATCCACCTATTAGGTTTTTAGTATCTGATAATTGCGTATCAAATGCTATACTTGGTCCAATATAAGTATAATATTTTTGTGAGTAAGCTACTGAACTTATTAATAAAAATATTGCTAATATTAATTTTTTCATTTTTAATTATTTTTTTTGATGTGATTCAAGAACACTTAAACGTGCTTTAATATCTTCCCTTTCTTGCATTGCATTGATTTGAACTGATGTAATCTTGTCAGAAATCTCCATTTTCATGTCCGCCCTTGCTTGTGCCGCAGCTGCTCTAAGAGTTTCCAATTCAATAGTAGTTCCTTGAGGTGGAATTGCTTTATTCTCAGCATTAACAACGATATTAACTTTATTTTGTAGTACTGTTACCTTATCACTTAATTCATTTACTTGAGTAAGTAGCCAACCTATTGCTGATACGCATACCGGAAATAAAATAAATACTAATTTTTCTACTAATTCCGATTTACCTTTATCAATAGCGATTGTTTTTTCTAATTCTAATGTTTTTTCTTCGTGCTTTGTTGCTGACATGTTACTTTTTATTTGTTGGTTTTTTAATAGGTTTTTTATTAGTAACTGGGTTTTTAGTTGCTGTTTTCTTTTTTGTAACCGTCTTTTTGGTTGCTTTCTTTACTGGTTGTTTTTCCCTCCTATCTCTAATAATTGAGTATATGATTGAACCGGCTAACATTACTGCTAATGCCAATGCTCCAACCATAAAATTATCAAATGTTGCTATTAGTGATAACATTTTTACAGTCTCTTCTTGTCCAACTCTAGTTTGCAAATCAGTTAACCAGTTTACTTTATTTGTAATCGATGGTATTGATTCTTTAATGTGACTTTCATCTAATAGTTTTTGTGCTGCGATTTTATCTGATACTGCTAAATCGAATAGTGCATCAATTTTCTTATCAAGTTCTTGCATTTCTTTATCGGCCAAATGCGCAACCGAATCTTCTTCCGGTACCAAATATGTAGCAAGATATGATTTCCAATCTTTTCCCGTACTTTCTCTTGCTTTTAGTATATCAGCTTTATGAGCAAGTAAAGTATCTATATTACTTATATTGGCTGAGAACGCATCATCAATATATGTGCCATAATAATCAAATCTATGCGATAGGAGTGGGCCGGGTTTTAATCGGTCTTCAAGTATTGTAGTTGCCGATGCGTGTATTTTACCATCAACATATTTACCAAAAGATGCTACAGCAACTATGATTGCCGTAAGAATAATCATTATTGTAGAACTTTTCATATTAACCGTGTTTTGTTCTTGTTGTCTTTTTAGTTACTTTTTTAGTAGGAGGTGCACCACCTGTTTTTATATTTTTAAGAAACTCCGCTGGATTATTAGCAAAATTAGTTGATATTTTTATTATGCCTGTTAATATTTCGGGTGAGTTCAATCCCACCATACCATAAATAATAGCCTTATACATAGATGCTACTTCAAATTGCTCTAATATAAACCAAGCAATTAGTGAAGCAATCATTGCCGCAGCAATATTGCCAACAATATGTCCAGGGGTTTTATCCTCTGGGTTTTTACTTGTCGCAAGTCTAGCTATCATTCCGGCTGCTCCAATAAGTAATACAATCCATCCACCTCCAAAAAATAGAGGAATGAATTTACTTAAATCATCCATTTTAAGTCAATTTAAAAGTTATAGTAACCCTTATATTAACCTATTATTCTTCCGTTTTTTCTTCTTTAACCTTTTTATGAGTAAACTTATCCAAGCTATCCGCTCCCATTCCGATTGCTGTGATAACCATAACTGCGTTTACTAAATTATCAGCTGGTTTAAAATGTTCTTCTGTAAAACTATTAGCCAACATTGTTCCACATAGAAATAATGCGCCAACAAATGCAACTACCGGTTTTATTGATGTTGAACCCCGTTCATCTTTGAAAAGGTCAATTATCCATTGTTTGAAATCCATAGGTTTATATTTATTTTATTATAAATTATTTTTCAGATGGTCTAAAAAGTCCACATTTAATACATTCTTCATGCCCATCGTGGTCTTCATCGGCCCATTCGTGTTCACATTGTCTATGCGTATGATATTCAAATTCCAACTCTTCCATTTTTTGTTTGTGCTCTTGTTGGTCTTTTACTAATTCAAACTCTTGTCTATTTTCTACTACTGCTAACTCCCTTGCTGCTTGAGCTCCTACTACAAATGCATCTGGCATAAGTGGGGCAAATGGTTTGTTAGTTTCCTTCATATCGTTTGTATGAGATAATGATACACCATCTTCTTCATCCATTTTTTGTACTAACATTTTATCTTTATCAGTATCGCTAAACCAGTAATCTATAATTTTACCATAAGAACCAATAAATGCACCTAGCAATAACATTAACAACTCTTTCCAAGCTGCTGCCATTGGAGTTTGCGATGTGATTGCCGCAAATATGCCACCAATGATTAATATAAACCCACCCAAAACCATAGCGGTAATGTACCACCTACGTTTCATCATTGCGCTTAATAAATCTCTAAATCCAGTCGGTTTATTGTTTTCCATAATATTGCTATTAGTATAAATAAAAAATGGTTATACCTGCTTTCGCAAATATAACCAAATTAAGTTGTTTAATATAAATATAAAATCTATTTCAAAAAAGAAGATAATTTAAAATATCTTTTTTCCGCAATTGGAGCAGGTCCGCCTCCGGCTCCGGTATCAGCTGCTTTGGCCCGAATACCAATGTGCTCAGCGAAATCATTTGAAGTTTTTACAAGCGGTTTAATTGGTTGGTCGATAACTCTTACATTCATATCAATTTGCTTATCAGGGTTTGCTGCGTTATGCGCAACTACTGCTGCCCAACGATGGTGCCCATCTAATACATACCCATCGTTACTTACATAGATAGGAGCTGTTATTTTCTTATATGCCGGATGGTCTGGGTTATCCAATACCTTACTCATTCCGGCAACTTTAACTCCAACTAATTCAGATTGAGTTGCTTTTAAACGGTCGGCCGGTACTGCTGCTGGTTCTGATACTTTGATACCTTTATCGTTTAACATTTTTTTGAAAAACTCTTCTGTATCTGCTTCACCGTTTTCATCCTTTGGAAGTTTATCCGCTGGTGAGCCTGGTCGAGGTGTACCTTTGAATTGTGGCATATCCGCTCTATCAATACCTTTATTTCCCTCACAATAGAGGTTTGTTCCAGGTATAGTTACCTTACACAAATTATAATTGGGAGCCTTCTCACCCTTTGCTTTTGCTTCTGCACCCAATTTGGCCAATTCATCAATCTTTGCTGAAATCTTTTGACGTTCAATCGGTGAAATATCAGCCAATCCCTTTTTGGTTGTATCCATTCCAGGCATTAATGCTTTTAACTTTGAAGTTTCTGCATTACCACTTTTATCCGTTTCAGCAGATGTTTTAAAATCTGCAGCTCCAATTTTAGTAGGTTCTGGTTTGTTACTTGGTTTAGCGTTTGGTGCCGGTTGCTTTGGTTTTGGCTTATCTCCTACTGGCAATTTACCACCATTTGCAGCTTTTGTTTTTTCTACTTCCGCTGGTGTTGGTTTATCGTGCTTTGAAGGGTCGAATTGTTTAACTTTATAGACATTACCTGTCTTTTTGTTTTTAACAACATCATCTTCATTAATAAAGTTATATAATTTTCTTTCTATTGTATTCATAATTATCTACCTTGACCTCTATAGTCTTTTGGTTTTGATGTATGTTTGTTATAGCTTTTTTGTGCACTACCTGTTTTTCTTTTGCCAAAACTAACTTTATTAGATGATCCGTTAGAAACTTTTGCCTTTGCCATTTTTAAGATGTTTTACTTTACAAATATTTTTATATAAATATAAAGTTTTATCTTTAATCCTCACCATATAGCGAAAATCTTTTTAAAGGCTTTTCAACTTCTTGCTCTGTAATAATTTCTACAGTTCCACTACGTGCATCTATATAGAATCTAGTATCACCATTTGTTTGATACCAACCCTCCAAAGCATCAGTTAGGGATGGGAAAACTATCCCACCCCTCTCTGCTGCGAAGACCCATTTATCTCCTGGAGGAACTCGTTTAAGTACAATTTCTTTTTGCTCTTTGATTTCCGTTTCCATATTAGATTATTTCTATGATTTTTGTTTCTGAAACTTTCTCAACTTGATACTCCAGCTGGACTGCCTCTTTTGTGAATTTTTTTACCAACTTTGCTTCAGCTTCGGTACAGGACATAGCATCTACCAAATATTGTTCTTTTTGTTTTTTAATCTTACCTTTAGCATCTTCTATTTCTACTGCTACAGTAACTGCGTAATACTTTGCCATATTTTGTTGTTTTATTGTTTAAAATTTATTACATCATTCCACCCATTGTATTTGGTTGTGATTCTTTATCTTTTGTTTTACCAACAACACATTCAGTTGTAAGTAATAATCCAGCGATTGATGCTGCATTTTGTAATGCTAATCGGGTTACTTTCGTTGGGTCAATGATACCACCCTCAACTAAATCACCAAAGGTTTCAGTACGGGCATCGTAACCGAAATTACCTTCACCATTTGCAACTGCGTTGATAATCACTTCTGCTTGTCCACCACCATTTTGAATAATCGTTCTCAAAGGTGCCTCGCATGCTTTACGAACAATTAGAATACCAGTATGATAGTCATCCGATACTTCTACCTTAACCTTATCTAATACACTTTGTACTCTTAATAGTGCCGTTCCACCGCCTGGTACAATACCTTCGGCTACTGCTGCTCTGGTTGCATGTAGTGCATCATCAACTCTATCTTTCTTTTCTTTCAATTCACTTTCAGTTGCTGCTCCAATGTAGATAATTGCTACACCACCTGCCAATTTAGATAATCTCTCTTGCAACTTTTCTTTATCATAGTCTGATGTTGATTTCTCAATTTGAGCTTTCATTGCTGATACTCTATCTTTAATCTCTTCAGGCTTACCACCACCATTAATGATTGTAGTTGTATCTTTATCTATATTGATTTTCTCAGCAGTACCAAACATATCCATTGTGAATTTTTCCAATGTATATCCTTTATCCGCATCAACAAGTGTTCCACCCGTCAAAATAGCAACGTCTTCTAAAATTTCTTTACGTCTATCTCCGAACGCCGGTGCTTTAACTGCTGCAACACGGATAGTACCACGCATTTTGTTTACTACTAAACTTGCCAATGCCTCACCATCAACATCTTCAGCTATAATAACTAATGAACGATTTACCTGTGCAACTTTCTCAAGGATAGGCAATAGGTCTTTCATTGCTGAAATCTTCTTGTCATAGATGAGAATGTAAGGCGCTTCTAATTCAGCATCCATACTTTCCTGATTTGTTACAAAGTAAGGTGATAGATATCCCTTATCAAGCTGCATACCTTCTACAACCTTTACAGATGTTTCAGTACCTTTAGCTTCTTCAACTGTAATGATGCCATCCTTTCCAATTTTTTCCATAGCGGATGCAATCATAGAACCGATTTCAGTATCATTGTTAGCCGATACCGTAGCTATTTGTTCAATCTCTTTGTTGGTTGATACTCTCTTACTAATATTACGAAGTTCCTCTACAACCAACTCAACGCCGGCTTCAATACCACGTTTCAATTCCATTGGGTTTGCACCTGCTGCAACATTCTTACTACCTAATGTGTAGATTTCTTGTGCTAATACAGTTGCAGTTGTAGTACCATCACCAGCTTCATCTGCGGTTTTAGATGCTACTTCCTTTAATAGCTGTGCTCCGATATTTTCAATCGGGTCTTCGAGCTCAATTTCTTTTGCTACTGATACACCATCTTTTGTAACATGTGGTGCACCATACTCTTTTTGTAGAATAACGTTTCTACCTTTTGGCCCTAAAGTAACTTTTACGGCGTTCGCCAATTTGTCTACTCCGGCTTTTAATCCATTTCTTGCTTCAGTGTCGAATTTAATCGTTTTTGCCATAGTTTATTTTATTTTGCTTTGTTTTTAAAAATAATGATAATTTTTGAATTTACCAAACAAAAATGGGAAAACTTACGTTCTCCCAAATTTTCTTAATATGTGTAATAATTAAAACTTATAGATAACACCGAATTTTGCTGTTGCAAATGGGTTTGTTACTCCGGTAAATCCAATAGTTGTTACTGAGCTACCTTCAGCGCTTTTATAACTGATTAAATCGGCTACATGCATTGTAAGTCCTAAATGTTTGGTAACTGAATAATTTGCTACCAATCCTAAATTAGCTGATGTTGATGTTGATTTAACACCTGCTACTTTTGATGAATTACTAGTCAAATCTACTTGCGAAAACACGTGACAGTGTTGTCCAATGTTTAAGAATACGCATCTTGCAAATACACCTACATTTGTAGTTGTTTCAGTTGCGGTTTCGCCAAAAGAACCCAATACACCTACTG